GTGACCCCAATCCACATATACCCATCTTGAAGCTGAGCAACATCATTAACATCTGGGTGGTTTACAAATAACCTCCCGCTGGCGCCATCTTCGTTGAATAAGATTGCAACTGGTTGTCTTATGCCATCAACGACAGACGGTGGGGTAAATGTCAACCCGCCACCATTTGCCACATAAAGTATTCTTCCAGAGTCATCTGCCCCGCCAATCTCACCAGTGATCCCGGTCGTGTCTATACCGACCATCTCTCCGTATACCGTTGCAACTCCGTAGCCATTTGCCGGGATTTCGGCGTTAGTGACCCCAATGGCATTCATTCTAGAGTTAGCGCCAGCATCAGCAATGCCGACGGTCGCCATTTTCTTGATCGGGTCAAAACCTACAAAATACACGGGGGTAAGCGCAGGTATCGCCCCTCCTCCAGAGTTTTTGACGTTAATGGTCACAGAAGACGTACCCACTTCTGAAACAACACCATTAGTCCGACTATATACTCTTACGTTACCATTAAGAGTGTTTTGATAAATATCCCAGCGGCCTTCTGCAATTTGAGAGGTGTCTGGAGTATCGGCCAATTCTTTAACTTTAAAATTCCCAGACTGAATTACGTTATAGTTCTGATCTAAAATAAGCTTAGGAGAATAGGAAATTTTTACGTTTCCTGTAGCAAGCACATTACTACTTCCGTCATAGAGCTTAAAGGTATGCAGCGTAGCCTCAGCCACAGTATAGTTACCAGAAGCCACGCCGCCGGGTGTTGTTCCGTCGTTGAGATACTGATCTACAAATATTTCTTCACCGTTGAAAAACCCGTGATCATTGTATGTGAATGTGGATTCAGTAGCTCCTGTAACAGAGTCTGTTTGAAAAGATATTGCCGACTCTGAGCTAAATGTGACCACGTCAGAAGTAACATCGATGTCAGAAGAATCGATTACAAGATTATTTGCATTAAGCAAAACTCCGGTGGCAAAGTTGTGCTCGTCATTGATGACAAGAGTATTTGCTTTGGAGACATCTGTTTCATCATCCGAAGGGATAGTGGTTGCGTATCCTCTCAGCGCGGTCTTATCATTTATCTTAAGTCTGTTTCTTTCTGTGTGAATATAATCTTCGCCATCTGCCCCGTCTTTAAATTGATCTAAGTAATCATCAAGGATTGCATAAGTTCCGGCTCCGATGTGAATCCAGTCACCAGCACCTCCGTTGGTGTATTTATTCCACACCCAGAGTTGTACTTTACCTTCTGGGTCTAAAGGATCTTGTTTCTTTAGCCATAGCTCACCATGAGACAGATCTGGCCAGCCATCGATTGCTACAGATGGGTTTGGTGGATCCGCAGAATAAAAAACCCCACCGACTTTTCTAATATCGTTTTGATTATCTCTAATGTATAGAGAGATATCATCTTCGTCGTAATTTACGGCAATCTCACCGGCTTGGATGTCCGTGGAAAGTGGTCTTTTATTAAAAACTTGAGACCTTCTGTGAAGGATTACGTCTCTTGGTGAACCTGCCATTTTAGTATTCTAAAGCGTCAACTAAGTAATTTTCATCGGATTCTTGGAGAACATTATCAATTGTCTCAGTGATAAACGTTTCCATGTAGAGCTTATTTACAGCATCAAACTCATTTACAGGATCGGCAACGTCGCCAATGCGTTTCTTATTGACATTAAGAGCAACCTCTCCTGTATTTACATTTTCACCTATAAATACCTTATTTACAAATTTTGCCTTACCATCGGCGTAAATTGCACCGAGGTAATCTGTGGCAGAATTCTCCCATCTCTGAACTTCTGTAGTTGCAGAGTTGTTTGAAGAACGAACAATTAAACTTACTGGTAAGTTATTAGAGTCGGGATCAATTGTTACGTCTGTGAGACTTGTTGGCGACTTAGAAACGTAGTCTCCGGTAATAGATAACGCAGCAATCAACCCATCTACGTCTGTTTTTGTATATAGAACAGATTTTTGATAGTAGTTCTCTGCTAGGGTCGTATTGATTTGGCTAAATTGAGAAGATACGCTACTATTTACATAAGTAGTAGATGCATATGCAGATAAGTTTAGATCATCAATAAGCTGATCAATTTCTAGTTTTGTGTATAAAGCATTTTTTTGATATACACTAGAAGTGTCTGCTTTTGTATCTAAATACTTATCAACTTCTCTTTTTGTGTAAAAATCTCTTAGGTTAATTGAGCCGGGTGATTGTGTACCGCCTCTAAAAACATTTGGATTAGACTCTACAACTCTAGACGGAACAACCTGTTGTCTAGGTGATTGAATTATACCACCACCGCTAGGGCCACAATTTCCAGAGGAGCTATTACCACCAAATACGTTTGCCATATCTTACCTTAAACTTATAGGCTATCAATTTCTTCTTGAGTTAATACTTTTCTTGTTTGTATCTTTGCTGCTTCATTTAGGTCCTCGTGATTATCGCAACAAAGGGTGTTACCTTTTAAATCGTAATAAGGAATAGGTTGCTCTACGTAATGACCTTCTGATCCAATTTGTACAAACTGATAATTTGGCAATCCTGTGGCAGATTGCGGACCTAAACATTTATTATACCCAGAGTTAACACAATATAACTTATCCCAATACAAATACTTTACGCCATTCTCATCGGCAACCGGCTCATCATACGGGAACTTGGCATGAGCTCTTGCGTAGTATTCACCAGTTGGAATAGGCTTAATATTAATCCAAAGACAAAAAGCATCACTACACTCGGATTCTATTAGGACAAAGTCACCGGGCTTGTAATAATAGTCTTTTTTAATTCTATAAGTTTCCCAGTGGTCACTATCTGGAACAATAAGATCCTCGTTCCAATTTGACTCAGCTTCGCCCCAATTCTCAAGATATAAATCAAGAACATATGGTCTATATCTTTCTTTTAGTTCTTCTATTGTGGGTAGCTGCGCAGGTTCTGAAACTCTAATGCTGCAAACTTTATCCCACTTAGTTCTATCTAAAGGTGGAGAAAGAGCTGGGATATCTTCTGTTGCTTCATAGAGTGATATCAAATATCCGTCGTCCTCTATGTATAAGACCCGATCTCCTACGAAATACGCAATTGTTTCTCTATATAAAGAGATAGACCATTTGTCATTTGTCTCTGCGTAATTGAGGTTAAAAGTGCTAGGGGTTATTTTCCAAGGAAAGTCTATTCCGCCCCATGACTTATATACCCCCTTCTGAAACTCATAAAACTCATAGGTATCCAACAATTCTTGCAATGATATACCGCAAGAATTTTTATCTTTACAAGAGTCAGTGGGAGAGACAGGATCTGTATTTATATTAACGGCTTTAAGGCTCTCTACTTGGTCCTCATTTAGACACTTTTGTTGTCCGAATAAGTTTACCATAGATTATCTATCTCCGGCAAATCGAAGGGGCAGGTTTACGCGTACTACGTAGCTATTTTTTATCTGCATTTCATCGCCCCCGATTATATACCTATATCAGTTATAGGTAAATGTATCCATTACAAATGTAAGCTCTAGAGTCGATACGTTTGTAGATGATCTGTCTGCCTGACCAAAGTTCAGTGATGTAATCTGAGCATCGGGAACTGTAATTGTTCTATTGCCAAGTGGGCTTGGATCTTCACCGCAGCTGACAGGAGTCACTGTAAGGGTGATATATGAACAATCGTATGTCTTCCAGAAGTCAACAATATCGGCGTGCTTTTCTGGGTCGAAAGGAACAGAAAGAGTTACTTCAGCAAGAGTACGAGGACCCTTGAGCTGGAAAATACGACCTCTTACACCGTCGGCATACTGTGTAGTACCAGAGGTGTCTCTGATTCCAGAGAAAGTAGTGAAGTAGTGCTGGAAGGGGGAAGCCTGGATCCAGTACTGGGCTTGAGTAATTGGCTTATATGCTAACATAGTACGTTATGTATAATGCAATATTTCTAATAACTATTTAAACTATATGCACTATTGGAAATAGGGATCAAACCATCTCCAGTAGCCTTTGGACTCTGGGTCAAGTGTTACTGCTTCTCTATGAACTGCGTATCTATTAAGTCTGAATACGCTGTGATATAACTTCACGAGATCAGAAGAATCCTCTTCCGACAAACTCTCCTGCTCGATAAGTGCTTTAAATCTTTGTAATTCTGTCTCATGCTTAGACTTAACCGCTTGAGCTTCTGGAGGAATCCGGCGAAGATTTCTGATCTCTTCAAAGAACCTATCGATGACAAACACAATCTCACCTGGAGATGTAAACTCATCAATATCAAGCTTAGAGATCGCCATCTCATCGCCAGTGGAGTCTGTAACAATACGCTGGAATCCAACGTCATCAAGACTGCCCTTAAAGTTAGAAGCAATCGTCTGAGAGATTTTTTGTTTTTCAGATGGCTCTTCAAAGTCAAACAACTTCATGAGCTCTGAGCCAAACTCCATGTCTTCCGCCATTGGAGCCTCTTCCTCGCCATCTGGAGCCGGAGCAGCTCCTCCGTCCATAGGCGGCATCATACCTCCCATCATGCCTCCTTCTGGCATTTCTTGTTTTACCAGAGAAGGAATATTGAGTTTTTCTCTGAGCCAATCTACATCTTCGATTTGGTAACCAAGTGCTCCTAGCTGAGACAGAACTTGTACCATACGTACTGGATCTTCACGTTGTTTAAGATCTTCGAAGTTACGGGCCAATCGAGGAGGGTTTTTGCCAGGATAGTTGAGCTCTACGATCCAGCGAACTAATGTTGAGTTAATTGTTTCATCAAGCTCTTCAGAGAACGCCTTGGCTTTACGCATGCGCACTGAGTCGGCGATTTGATCGCGGGCAAATGAGCCAACACTTCCCGTCTCTTGGCCAACTGTTGTTTCGCCATTGATTACAAAGCTAATTTGCTGATCAATGTAGCTGATTAACTGATTATATAGTTCAGGGCGGCCGTTGCTCTCCAACCACTGAATATCCATCTCATCGGGAAGGACTACCGCGGTCTCTTGACCAAGACGCTGAAGAGCCGTAAATAGAGCATTTACTTCTTCTTCTGGAGTGCCAAGGCTGAACTTACCTACCGCGGTTGGGGTGGTATGCTTATCGGCGTATTGCAACCAGAAGTTGAGTAGTGTTCTTCTGAACTCAACCAGTGGGTATAATTGCCTACCTAACCCTGAGCCATGAACATCCATGAAGTTGCTATAGGCCCAGTGCCTATGCATAATCATTGAGCGAAGCGGAATACCCATGCCCTCCACCGGCGAGAACATAGTAATCAATCTTGGGCTCACTGTTCCGTCTTCGTTGAGTCTGAAAAGGAACCTACGTGGGTCACGGACTTTAATCTCAGAGGGCACGATGTATTTGCCCTGTCTCATCCAGCAAATCTCACTCACGGCCATACCGAGAATAATTGATTCGCACATTCCGCGGATAAACGTATCAAACCCTGAGTTTGCCGCTACTAATGATTCTTTGCCGTATGACTGCCGAGTATTACTACCCATGCGGTTAA